ATGCCTAACGATCGGTGTGGGTGGACCACGCCAAACGGCCCGTGTAAGAACCCACCTACCGAAGGAAAATACTGCTGGATACCGTCGCATGGCGATCCCGACGCCGAGAACCCGAACGGTCGCCCGCCGTTGCTTGAGGAGTACGAGGACGACATCTACGCCGGGGCGCGACAGGGCATGACGCTCGAAGGGTGCGCCCGCCTCGCCGGCGTCGACGAGTCCACGCTTCACCGTTGGATCAACAAGTACGAGGATTTCCGCAAGTCGCTCAATCGCGCCCGCGCGCATGGGGAGCTGTCACACCTCCAAAGCGTGAACGACTCGGGAAGCCGGTTTATCCTCGAACGGTCGTTTGGCTACGTGAAGACGGAAAAGCGCGAACTATCGACACCGGACGGCGAAGACGGCTTCAGCGTGAACATCAACCATGTCGGGAAAGACGACGAGTAACTGGGACTTCGAGCTGTGGGACGCCCAAAGCCGAACGTGGGAGTACCTCGACGGCGACGGCGCCGACCTCGTGGTGTTCCGCGGCGGATACGGTTCGGGCAAGACGATTCTCGGCGTTCGGTGGATCATCACGACGGCACTTCGGGTGCCTAAATCCGACAACCTGATCCTCGCGCCCGACTCACAGAAGGGCGGCCCGACGACCTACAAGGCGTTTTTCGAGGAACTTCCCGGCGAGGAGACCGTCCCCGACGAGGGTGGCGATCCGGAGAACTCGCCGTTGATCGCGGAGTACAACCGCGTCGAGCGCCGGGCGACGTTTCAGAACGGGGCGATCGTCAGGCTCGGGAGCGCGGACGTGTGGAACCGCTACGCCGGTGGGGAGTTCAACGCCATTTACTGCGACGAGGTCGCACACTACGAGAACACCGACCTGTACGACCTTCACGAGATGCTTATCACCCGACAGCGCACCGACGCCGGCCCGAACGTCACGCTCTGGACCTCGACCGGCAACGGGTACAACCAGTTTTACGACATCACCGAGCGCCGCGTTCAACCCGACGGCGAGGGAGGCGAGGAACCCCTCCCGTGGGCCGAGTCCATGCGCGTCGTCGTCGCGAACTCGTTACACAACCCGTTTCTCAACGAGAAGGAGAAGTACCGCCGGCAGTTCGAGGGGACCGAACGCGAAGCGCAGGCGCTCAAGGGCGGCTTCTCGGCAGCCAAGGGACTCGTGTACGGCCAGTTCACCCGAAAGTCGCACGAGCGCGACGGCGACACCATGCCCGAGCTTCGAGACACCTACTTCTACGGCTACGATCACGGGTGGGACGATCCGCGTGTCATGCTCCAGATCGGCAAGACGGTTCACGACCAATACGCTATTCTCGACGAGTTTTACGAGTCGCAGGCGAAGGTGTCGCGGGCTGTCGAGTGGCTGGAGGAGCGCCCAAAGGGGCGCGTGTACGCGGAACACGAACCCGAGCATATCGAGATGTTCCGACAGGCGGGCTACCCGACCGAGAAGGCCGTCAAGGACTTAGACGAGGGCATCCCGTTGGTCCGGGAGTTCCTCGAAACCGACGACGAGGGGCGGCCGGGGCTACTGGTTCACGAGGACTGCGTGAACACGATCCAAGAGTTCCAGAGCTACAAGGAGGACCACGTCGGGAAGTCGAAAGCGGCGGATCACGCGATGGACAGCTTACGGTACGTCCTCGCCACGCGGGAGTTGGACTTGACGCCCGACCCGTCGGACGTGTTCGGGGCTGTGTAGTAGCCTATGGAAACACTTATGTAGTAACCCCGCATACACGTAAGTGTAGAAGGTCCATGACGGCAACACACGAACTCAACCCGACGATTCACGCGAGCCGTGACGAATACTACGTGCCTGTTGACGAGACGTGTTCGTGCGGCAACGAACACCCGCACCTTGTCGGCCGCAACGGCTCAAAAGGACAGCGAACGACGGACTACGTGTGTGGATCGTGCCTTCAGGAGTGGATGGACGCCCCGGACGGTCTGTTTGACCCGGTGCTTATCGCGGAGAACCCGAACCATGAGTGAGATACCCGACATACAAGACGCTTGCCCGGAGTGCGGGTGTACGGACGTAACCGATAGTCACGGCAACACACAGGCGCGCTACCAGCGCCCGCAATACTTCTGCTACGGGTGTGGTGTACGGTTCAATAACCCGCGCCGAGTGGACGTGACGACGGGGGAACGCGTATGACTGAATACACGAGTATCCGCGTCACGGTCGACGCGAAAGAGAACGCCGAGAAGTCGAAGCGCGACGGTGAGACGTGGAACGACTATCTACAGCGGTGTACCGAGAACCCGCCCGAGGTCCGCGAGTACGTCGACGCCGACACCGCGGCCGGCGACTCCGGGCCGGTAACGCTTGAGGCGGGCGAGTACGCGAAGATCGCCGACGAAGTGGAGGGTCGGATGCGATGAGTGACCACGTCAAACGCGGGCTGACGCACCACACCGACCGCGAAGTAACGACCGAGTGGGACGGGATGGACGACGGCAACGTCAACGCCGTGGTTCGCTGTACCGAGTGTGGCAAGAAGATCGAGATGCGATACCGCCGCGGAATGGATGCGTACGTCGAACTGTCGTGTCCGTGTGGGGCGCACTCGATCGACGTGCGGATCGGCGGTGTCGTCGGACTCGACATTGACGTGTGGGAAGCCGACACCGACGTGACGTACTGAACCGCCAGAGAACCCCATAGCCTTTTGCCACGCCCGCCCGAATCACGTCCCATATGGGACTGTTGACAGGCGTTTGGACGTGGCTCACCCGACGCGTCCTCGCCGACACACGACTCGGCACCGCGAACGGGTACGTCGTCGTCGACGCCGAGGCGGCCGACGCCGACGACAAACGCGCGCTGGCTGACGCGCTCGACCTGCCCGCGTATCAGTCGCCCGTCGACGCACTCCGGTCGCTGGAGGACGCCCCCGACCGGATCTACGCGTGGGAAGTGGCGTCGGAGGCGCGGGCTCGGTCGCTTCTTGACGCACTCGAAAGCCACGACGTACAGGAGATGGACGCGCTTCACCTCGTCCTGACGGACAAGGAGGAACTCGCGGAGCTGACCCACGACGAGATACGGACGTACGTTGACGCCGGGGTGGAGGCATGAGCGGTCGGAAGCATCAGACGGTCGGCGACCTCATCAACGCGCTGTCGGAGTACGACGAGGATACGCCTATCGCCGTCGACCACGAAGGCGTCCTCATCGAAAACGTCCAGATCGCCGAGGACGGCGACACGGTGGTGGTGTACTAAATGCCGGCGCTTCGACCCGGCGCAACCCGGCAGATCGTCCCGTCGGACCCCTCCACCGCGGGCGAACGTCGCGGGCGTCGTCGTCACTCGCAACTTCTCAACCAGAAGGGCATCCCGCGGTACGACGACCTGCTCACCACCCGCCTGCTCGAACAGACACCGACGATCAGCCTGCCGATGAACACCGCCACCAAACAGGCGCGGGCGATCCCGTGGGACATCCAACCGACGGTCGACAACCCGACGCCGACGCACAACATGATGGCGGATCGGATCTACGAGTTCATCGACGGCAACTTTAACGACAACGGCCAGACGTGGGACCAACTGCTCGGCCTCCTCCTGAACGACAGTCTCTCAATCGACACCGGGGCCGCCGAGTTCGTTCCGACCGAGTCACCCGTCGAACACCCACAGACGGGCGAACCCACCTATTGGCTGAGCGAGGTGTACGCCGTCGACGGCACGATCGTCTCCAAGAATCTCGACGAACACGACCGCATCCCGGACCCGCCCGAACCGGCCTACTTCAAGTGGGGTAACACCCCGAACATCAACGCCGGAATCTTTGACTCGGGGTTGTACGACTCCTCGTGGTTCGACCGCTTTCAGACCTCGCGCCTGTTGAGTGGCGTCCGCCAGCGGGCGGTCCCGATGACGCGCGACGAGCTAGCGATTCTCGAAACGAACGCCCAACCGCGCGAACTGTCGGCGTACGGGCGCGGTGTGGTTCAGCAGGTCAGACCGTGGGCCGAGATACTCCTGAATCAGGACCGCGCGAACGTCCGGCACTTCTCGGAGGACGAGTACGCGAAAGGCATACTCAATATCGGCGACCAGTACGCCGGCGAGATCGACGCGTTCCGCGAGTATTGGAAAGACGAGGTAAAAGGCGACACCGACACGTCGCTCCCGATCGTCGCGAGCGAGGGAACCGAGTTCATCCCGTTTCAGGAAACACTCAAGGAACTCCAATATCTCGAAAGCCAGAACTGGTACTCAAAGCTCGTGTGGTTGCTGTTCGGCGAGTCGACGAGTACGGTCGGACTCGCGGAGGACGCGAACACGGCGACCGCCGAGGCCCAAAGCGAGGACGTACTGTACAACACGACGAAGCCCCGGCTTGAGGCGCTCGCCGAGTGGATGAACAATCATTGGCTCCCCAAGATGCGCGAATACTGGGTGGCCGACGGCGAGTTGGAGTTCGTCTTTAACTTCGACGAACACCCGATCATCGCGACGAAAGAACGCGAGAAGCGGCGAGACGACCTCTCGAACGCGCTGCGGACGCCGAACGAGGTGCGGACGGCCGAGGACCGCGATCCCCTCCCGTGGGGCGATATGCCGAGCGAGGCTGTGAGCGCGTTCGCGAGAGAACACCCCGAGTGGGTGGCCGAGAACTGGGGCGGCATCGAGAACGTGCCCGAACCCGCGAGCGAGGACGCCGGCGGGTTGTTCGGTCACGCGCCGCGGACCACCGACGACGAGGAGGGCACGGAGGCCGACGGGGGAAACGCGAAGTCGCCCGCGCCGGACCCGAGTGAGACTGGCAACACGTCGGAGACGACGAGCGGGCGTATCGGGACGAACGGCGCGGCGCTGTCACAGACCCGAACCAAACAGAAGACGTACACGGACTACCCGGACGCCGCTGTCGAGAACGCGCAAATGGCACTCGACGCCCGCGACGAGACGGGCAACCCGAACGACTGCGGCACCGACACGGGGTGGGCGCGGGCGAACCAACTCGCAGACCGCGAACCGATTAGCGAGGAGACGGTCGCGCGCATGGCCGCGTTCCGCCGACATCAGGACAACGCCGAGATGTCCGACGACGAGGGGCGCGCCGACTGCGGGTGGATGATGTGGAAGGCGTGGGGCGGCGAGGAGGGGATCGCGTGGGCCGAGCGCGCCGTCGACAGCGAGGAGACGGACGGCGTCGCGGACCTCGGGACGATCACGCTCTGGCGCGACAAGACCGGGACGTGGCGACTCACGCCCGCGAGCGACGACGTGAAAGACGACTTCGAGGACCCGTGTTGGGACGGGTACACGATGGTCGGCACCGACGAGAACGGCGACCCGATTTGCGTGCCAGACGACGAAGTGCCGGACGCTCGCGACGAAACCAAACCCTTCGGCTTCGACAACGAATACGCGAACCACGACGAGTGTGTGGCCGACAATCAGGACAAGGACGACCCGGACGCTTACTGCGCGTGGCTTGCTGATGAGACAAAGGGTAGGGGTATTAGCCTCGAAACGGCCCTTCAGAATCCTGACGCCGCGAAAGACGCGCTCCGAAACGAACGCGACGGCGACCTCCCGGACCTCACCCACGTCGTCGACAAGGGCACGGAGGCGCTCGGGGAGGTCATCCGCGAGGTGGCCGACCAAGCGGAACCCGAACTTGACCAACGGTGGCCCGACGACCCGCCAGACGACAAGCGCGCGCCGGAGACGAAACGCCTCGGCGTGGACATTGACGGCATCCTCGATAGGGTGTCGATCCGCGACGGACTCGTGAGCGCGATCACGGGCGTCGTCGGCGAGGCCATGCGCGAGGGGGCCGACACCGAAGCCGACAAGGTGGCCGAAGAGATCGCCGAGCGCGTCGACGACGCCGACGCCGAGATAATCGCGAGCTTCGACGTGGAGGACACCGCCGCGTACGAGCGCATGGTCGAGTCCGCCGCCGACGACATGGTCACGGTCGAAGAGACGATCAAAGACAAGGTGCGGAACACACTCGTCGAGGTGGCCGAAGACCGCGGCGGGGTACAGGAGGCGACCCAGCGACTCCGCGACGAGGTGGACGAACTGAGCGACAGTCACGCTCGGCTTGTCGCCCGAACCGAGACGCTCGACGCCTCTCGGCATGGGTCGCAGGCACTCGCGGAGTCCGCGGACGCGATCGGCGGGAAGCGGTGGCGGGCGTCGAACGACAACCGAACGCGCTGGTGGCACGAGGCGATGGACGGCGTCGTGGTCGAAGTGAACGACGACTTTACCGTCCCGACCGACGGCGACGAGAGCGGCGTCAACAAGGATCGCCCGCTCCCGAAAGGCTTCCCGAAAAAGGCGTACGTCGTCGGGGACTGCGATCCCTATAACTGCCGCTGCGTCAGCCAATCCGTGCTCGCCGAGGATATGCCCGACGACGCGACCGCGGCGCGCGACTACGACGGGCTGGAGGTGCGCTTCACGGACGCCCACCGCGGCGAGGCCGTGTTCGCGCTTGAGTACGACTTGAGCGAACGGCAGTTCGAGGTGCGCGAAGAGGCACGCGAGGAACCGGGTGAGTCCTTCGCGGACGTGTGGAAGCGGGTGCGGGCGGACCGCTCGAAGTCGGGCGTCGTCGACGACCTCGGCATGAGTAAGACAACGGTCGGGAAGTGGGACGCGCAAGTCGGCCTCTGAGGCGACCCGTACACCACCGACGCCGAGGTGTACTTAACAGGCTCACCCCCATACCGTCGGGTACGGATGGACGCACAGGTACGCGACCCGTCGGACGCCGACAAGACGCTCTCGTTTTACACCAAGGACGTGCGCGTCAAGGAGGCCGACGACGGCGACGGCGAATCGACTAAGATCGAGGTTCCGGTGTCGGGACTTGCGGAGGACCGCGACGGCGACAAGCTCGCGGACGCCGCGATTGACTCGATGGTCGCCCAGATCAACGAGGGCGGCGTCCCCATGTTCCCGAACCACGGCTACGATTCGGATAACGGCGTCCCACAGGCCTACCGCTATGAGGACATCATCGGTGGGTGGACGAACGCCGAGCGCGACGGCGACGTGGTCATGGCCGAGGGCAAGCTCCGCGAGGGCAAGGAGTCCGCCGCGGAACTCGAAGACCTCTTGCGCCAAAGCCTGCCGGTCGGCTTTTCGATCGGGTTCGGCTGGAGCGAAGGCGACGCCGAGGAGCGCGACGGCGGCGGGATGCGCTTCGAGGACATGGACCTCATGGAGATTAGCCCCGTGGGGATTCAGTCACACCCGGACGCCAGCACGTCGGACGGCGGCGTGAAGGTGGCCTCGGCACTCGCGGAGGCGGGCGTCGACCCCGACAGCCTCGATCACAAGGCACTCGCAGACCAAATTCTCAAAATGGCAGACGACAACGAAGAGGACGACGAGGAACAGAACGCCGGGGGCGGTGGGGCGACCCAGAAGGTCACCGGCGAGGAAATGGACAATATGATGAACCTCATCGAGGGGCACATGGAGGCCCTACAGGAGGACCTCCGCGAAATGCTCGAAGTCACCGACGGCGGTGAGGAGTCCGAAGCGTCCGACGGCGGGGGCGACGATGACGAGGAGATGGACGAGTACGGCGAGGACGACGAGGAGGACGACAAGGCCGCCGAACTCGCAAAGGAGCTGGAGGAGGTCCGCGCCGAACTCGAAGCCGTCAAGACGGACGCCGCCGGGAGCGCCGGGCGGAAGGGTGGCATCCAGACCACCGAGAAGTCCGAGTCCGAAGGCGAACAGACCGAAACCAACACCGAGACGCGTTCCGCCAGCGTCGCAGAACAGGCGGCGGAGTTCTAACACATGAGTCAGAGCGAATCCACGCACTCGCCGAAGGACCTCACCAAGTCCCCCGGCGACGTGTTCAAGACGATCTGGGAAGAGCACGGCATCGAAGCGGTCAAGCACGCGGCCGGCACCGAGAAGGGCCTCACGCCCGTCTACAACAAGGGCCGATTCTTGAAGCGCCTCGACGCCGAGCGCGAGGAACTCGACGAAAAGGGGCTAGAGGACGCCCCCGTGTTCAAGGGCATGGCCCGCACCGCGCTCATCGCCGCGAGCGCGTCCGACGACAAGGTCAAGCAGGAGACGCTGGAGAAGATGCGGCAGAAGAACGTCATCGACTCCAACGTCGCCGAGCGGTCGACCCCGCTCGTGTTCGACCCCGAGATCCGGCAGATTCTCGTCTCGTCCGCGCCCCTCGCACAGGGTCGGTGGGCGCGACAGGGACAGGAGGGGTACGAGGCGGTGTTCAACCGCGTCGACCGGCGCGAGGCCCCGCTCGGGCGCGTCCCCGAGGGCGTTTCCCGTCGCCTACAGGACTACGCGCGCGACTTCGGTCTGAACCGTGAGACGGTCCCGATGCGTATCTACGCCGACACCGCCGAAATCGGCGACTTCGCGGCGACCGCGAGCGCGCACTACATGGATCTGGAGGACCTGACGATCACGGCGCGCATGAGCGAGTACGCGCAGTTCGACGAGCAGGAAATGCTCTACGGGCGGTACAACCTCGACTCGCTCGACACCTCGCCGACCGGCGGTGACGCTGGCGAGTTCGATTACGTCGAAGGTGGCGGCAGCCAGACCCCGCTCGAAGGCGGGTCGCCGCTCGGGTCGTACGCCGCGCGCGGTCTCGCGGAGTGGTACCGTCTCGCCGACGACGCCGCGACGAACGTCGCCGAGATCCCCGACGTGGACGTGGCGATCGACAAGTCCGGCGTCACGTCGGACATTCTCGACGACCTCAAGGCCGAGATCCACGACCTGCTTCAGGGGCCGTTCTCGCCGGACCCGAACGATCTGGAAATCTGGACCTCGTACACGCTGTACGACATCCTCGAAAACGAGTTCATCCCGCGCGCTCGCTCCGACGAGAACGACGACGAACTCAACTATGGCGACTACACGATCCGGATCGCGGGCGTCCCGGTCGTCCCGTCGCACAACGTCGACGAACACGAGTACGTCGCACAGGACGAGGACGGCGACATTCAGGATCCGTGGGATCCCTACGAGACGGGTGACGCCGATTACGAGGCGCGGACGGTCGGCAACGAGGGCGACGCGTTCATCGTCAACACCTCGACGTGGCGCAAGCGCGAACTCTCGCCGCTCTCGACGTTCCCGCTCGCGGTGCGCGGTGGGGCCGACGAGGTCGCCATGCTCGCGTACGACGGCAACGTCGAACTCTCTGGGGGCTTCTTTGGGAAGTACCTTCAGGGGTACGGCATCTAAGCGTGCCGCCTGACGCGGGCGGCCGATAGACCGGTTCAACCCCCGCGTTTTTTGACACTCACACTCATACACTCAGACACACAGTCATGGTAACACTCCAAGACACGCGGGACCGGCGACACCCCCGCACGATGGCGGTCGCAACGCGCGAGACGGTTCGGACCAATGCCGACGGGACGGTGTCGGTCGACGCCGAGGAACACGTCGAGACGCTCAAGCGCGCGGGCTTCGAGGAGGCGGACGACTCGGACGACGCCGACGACCTCGAAGATTTGACGATCGGCGAGCTTCGGGACAAAGCGGAGGACGCGGGGATCGCCGAGGAGACGGACCTCCGCTCGAAAGACAGTATCGTCGAAGCACTCCGCGACGCTGGGGCTGAATAAGCATGACCACCCGCACCGAGGAGGCACAGAACACGCACCTCGTGGCCGGTGACGAGGTCGGCGCGACGGGCCTCCTCATCCCGCGTGATGGGTACGGCCTCCCCGCGCGGTATCGCCCACTCGACCCGAGTCCGCACCGGGCATGGGCGATCACAGTCGTCGCCGGGCCGGCGCTTGACCTCTCGCCGCTCGTCATCCGTGCGGGCACCACCTACCGCATCCCGGAGGGCGAGACGGAGTATCACTCGGAGGTCGAACTGGATGGGGAACTCGACCTCGACGGCGAACTCCGCCTCGTGAGCGACACCACGCCCGACGCCGACCTCGACGTTGAGGCGGCCGTCTCGACGAGCGACGACACGGAGTTTACCGAGTGGGCCGCCGGGGGCACGACGGCGACGGCCGAAGCGACGGGCGACCCGCCGGCACGGACGGCGACGATCTACTCCGACGAGGCGACGGTCGGCGCGTTGAACGCGAGACTCACCCCACAGACGGAAGCGACAAGCGGCGTCTGGAAGGTGACGATCGAAGCGAGAGATACCTAATCATGGCGAAGAAACTGGAACACGATAACGGCACGGTACGGGACGCATCGGGCGGCGACGACAAGGGCGACGGCGTGGCGATCTGCTCCGCGTGCGGGAAGCCGCACCACCCGTCGCTTGAGTGTACGTGCGGGGGTGACGAATGACGGCCACCGCGACGAACGTCTTCACCGTCGCGGGGACGGACCTCACCGGCGGCGAGGAGTACCTCGTGCCGAAAGACCTCTCCGGCGAGGCGGACCAGTACCGCCCGCACCAGTTCGACGAGAATCACCGCGCATGGGTCGTGAAGCTCGTCGCCGGCGGGAGTACCGACGCCGATGTGACACTCGAAGCCGCGGTGACGACAGGCGACGACGAGGACTTTAGCGAGTACGCCAAAGAGGGGACGAGCGACACCGCGACGGGCGGGACTGTCGCGCCGGACTCGGTGGCCGTCGTCTTTAGCGACGAGGCGAGTGTCGCGGGCATCAACGCCGTTCTCACCCCGGCGACGACGCCGACGGCGGGGACGTACAAGGTCGTCATCGAATCGAGGGAGACGTAACCGATGTCGGCCGCGCCCGCTCCCGCGTACTTCGGCGAAGTGTCGAGCGTAATCGCACAGGCCGGTATCTCGCCGGGCGATCTGGAAGGTGTCGACACGCAGGCCGCCTTAGAGTCGTTCATCGAGGACCGCCTCACGGGCGCGTCGAACGAGGTCGAAGAGTTCTGTAATCGGACCTTCCGCCAGCCTGTCGAGTACACCGAGACGCGCGAGGGCAACCAGTCTGACACGCTCCAACTCCGGCACTACCCCGTGACGGAAGTCGTCGCGATCGACGCCCGCGGGGAGAACATCGACGCATCGGACGTATCGATCAAACAGCGACGCGGCTTTCAGGGCCGGAACACGGGCATCCTGAAGCGTGACCCCGGCCGTCGACCGCGGTCGAACGTGTGGCGCTCGGGGCGGCAGTACGAGATAACGTACATGGCCGGGTGGGAGTCGCCGCCGGGCGTCGTCGGGAGCGTCGTCGAGGACATGGTGATCGCGGGACTGCGCGAGGCGATCGGGTCGAACGCCTACGCCGAGGAGGGCGCATCCAGTATCTCGATGGACGGCTTCTCGGTGACGTACGACGTGCCGGGCGCGCTTCGGTCGGGCGACATCACAGAAACGCAGTTCAAACGCTTAGAGCGGCTGAAACAGGTGGCGGTCGCGTAATGCTACTCCAGACTGCGTCGGAGGGGTCGACGAACACCGCACTCATGGAGGTGCTACTGTTCGTGATTACGATCCTTCTCGGCGTCATCGGGTGGGGCGCGCGCAAGGCGTATCACGACCTCCAGTCACGGCTTGAAGCCGCGAACAGCCGGCGGACGCAGAACCGCGACGACATCGACGACCACAGCTATATGCTCTACGGCTCGGACAAGGACACGTGGGACGGTGTGTACTCCGAGGTTAAAAAAAATCGACGCGGGATAAATCAACACCGCGAGGTGTTGGACCAACACGGCGAGAAGATAGGAAAACACGAGTCGGCGCTGCGACGCGAGGACATGATCGGTCCCGAACCCCCGCGGGAGGACGCCCCGAACGCGGAGGATCTTGTCGAACTCAACCGCATCGGCGACGGAGGGGATGACTGAATGGTCACACCCGACAGTCTGATCGACTCATTCGGCGAGGGGATCGCGATAACCAGAGTCGTCGCACACGACACCGGCAGAGACGGCGTGAGCGGAGTCGCACGCGAGATCGAAACCACCGCGGGGGTTGTGTCGTCACCGGGCGAGGAAGCCGAACAGCGCTTAGAGGGACGCGTCGAGTCCGGAATGATAACGGTGACGGTCCCGAGCGGGACGGACGTGCGTGCGGATCGTGACGGTGGTCGGGATCGACTGCTCCGCCCCGCGCCGGACATCCCCGCGAGCGCGCTCACGCTGTGGGTCCGCGAGGGTGAGACCTATACGGTTGAGGCGGGCACGACCGAGACGTACCGGAACGTCAGACTCGACGGCGAGTTAAATCTCGACGGCGAGATTCTCTTAGAGGACGGGCGGATCGCGGTCGGCGACGGCGTGCGGGCGTACACCGTCGAAGACGTGTCTCGGGACCGCCACCCGATGGCGGGCGTCGACAAGCTGACGCTGACGTGTTCGGAGTACGGCGGCAGAGAGAATCTTGAGGTCGACGCGGAGACGTACGTGGAAGCGTAAGCGCCCGAGCCTTTATCACCCACGCTCGCATACGCACGGGTGCTGCTACTGTCTGATCCGGGCCGGGAATGACGGTGCGAACGCCCGCGAACGCGGGAGGCAGGCACCGAACCCGGCGGTACACCTACACCCACGAAGTGGCGACTATCTCGCTCTCCCCGAACCCACTTCTTACGGATGGGATACGCTTATTACCCATGTTGTACTACGGATGTATGACGCGACATGACGCGAAAAAACATCAAAGTACCAGAGCCGCTATTCAACGCGCTCCGAGACGACAAGAGCGATAACCAGAGTTGGCCGCACTATCTCGAAAGCGAGTGTCTTCACGACGCGGACGGAGACGACGTGGCAGACCGGCTTGAGCGGATCGAGGCGGCGGTGAAAGAGGCGACGAACGCGGCACAGAACGCCGAGCGTGCCGCGGAGGAACTCAAACGATGACTGACGACACCCAACGCCCGCCCGCGTGGGTCGTCGATCGCGCGACCGAAGCGTCCGAGACGTTTGGCGTCGCCTTTCACGAGGCGCTTGAGTACGAGCTGTGGCTCGCCCGCGAGACCTTCGGTACGCCCCTGCCCGAGCGCGATCCGGAGCGCGAACAGCGACGCGAGCAGGCGGTGTCACACACGCGCGTGCTGGCACCGGGGCGGTTCGTCGGGGGTGGCGCGTGATGGCGGGTGCGTGGTACCACAAAGGCGAGTCGCTCGGGGAGTTGAACACGGTTGTCGTCACCGACACCGACGTGACCATGCGGTGTGTCGACGGCGTCGAGACGTACGACCGCGAGACGATCGATCTGGGGATACTGAAAGAACTCCCCGCGGATGTGACGGTGGTCCGCGATGACTGACTTCGACGACCTCCGCGATCTCGAAGTCGACCACCGGATCGAGGAGCGCACCCATCAATGGGCGCGCGAGTTCGTCGAGTACGTGATCGAACAGGCGACCCACCGGCTTGAACTTGACGCGATCGACGAAGACGCGTTCGTGAATCTGTTCCACGAGATTCACCTTGAGGGGCACCGGATGTTCCCACCCGAACGCGAGCAGGACGGACAGGCGGTATCGGTGTTCCTCCACCCGGCGGATCGTGACGAGTTCCGCGCGGACTTGAGCGACGTATACGTCCGCCATGAGGGCATCCAGTCGCCGGGGTTCAACTACCGCGGCGCGCGAGTGTACGGCGAGCGGCACCTCGATCGCGGCACCGTGCTTGTGGTCCATGAAGACGCCGTCGCCCCACCGCCGTCGTTCGCGGTGTCTGAGAGGCCGTGGTTCGTCCGGGATCCGAGCGCCGTCGCCGTGGGGGTCGTCGATGAGTAACCAGACCCGAACCACCCGCGAGGCAACGACGGACGCGCTCATGCTCTTCGTCGCGATCGCGGTCGTCATGCTGGCGGTCGTCGCCGTCGCGCTCGGCGTGGCCGTGGTGTGGGGTGGGGTATGAGCGAGTACGACCTCCCCGAGTACCGGTGTACTGAGTGCGACTCTCGCCCGTGGCTCATGGCCGACGAAACTGGCGGCGTTGGGCACATCGGCGTTGGGTGCGAGTGTACACTCGCGGACGGTCGCCCGTTCAAGATGCTTGGCGGGAACCCGATCACGATGCCGGACCGCTGGGTGAGAGCATGACAGAGTACGTCCCCGCCCGGAAGGTGCGCCGACTCGTCAAGCGCGCCGAAAGCGACGGCGACGTATTCCCCGACGATACACCGGCGCAACGTCTCGGGTACAAGTTCGCCGACGACCTCCGGGAATGTCTCGACGAACACGCGGTGACGGAAGCCGAGGTGTGCGACGGTGAGTGAGACGGGTGTCTTCGAGCGCGTCAGCGTCGAAGCGGGCGGCATCCGCATCCCGGCGTGTCCGCGGTGTGGGACGCCGAACGTGATCCCGCGGAAGCTCGAACGCGCGACGTTCGGAAAGTGCGCGGGCGACGACTGCGACGCGTGGCTCGCCTACGACGTGCGGGTGACGGCGGTCGCGTGCGACGACCGCGAGAGCGCGAAGTACCGCTTCGAGACGTACATCTACGACGATGAGGAGGCCGACGACAAACCGAGCCTCGCGAAGTTCGGGTCACACGAGACGACGCGGAAGTAGACCTGACACCCACCCTTTTCACGCTCGCCGTCGAACCCTCGCGCATGAGCTACGACGGTTCAGATTTCAGCGAAATGCCAGCCGAGTCGCGTATCCGTGAGGTGGCACAATCCGAATTATTCAAGCAAGCGACCCGCTTTCAGAACGAATGGCAGGACATCATGCTCGACGAGGGATATGTGAATACTGGCGAGACCGTCAATTCCATAGTCGTGAAACCGTCGCGGGAAGGGGCCGATTCGTACACGGTCGGCACCGACAAGATCGCGGCGTTGATCGCGGAGTTCGGAAGGCGACCGGGCGCGGCGATGCCACCCGAGGAACCGATCGCGGACTGGGTGAACGAGCAAAGCGGCATGCCGTCGCGCGGCGAGGAGGACTTCGACAACGTGGTCTTTCTGGTACGGCGGTCGATCGCCGAGAACGGGATTGAGGCGTTCATGCCCGCGCGTCGTGCGTGGGAGAACGTCGAAGGGAAGTACGAGGAGAACGTCTCCAAACGGCTTTCAGAAGAGTAATGCTTGAAGTCGGTGGTTATATTACCTTTTGTGAGAGTGTATATGTATGCCGAGTTGCCCCGACTGCGACTTTGAAACGGACACAGAACACGGCCTGAACATCCACCGGTCGAAGACCCACCGCTCCGGCAAGGTTGATCTTGAATGTGAGTGGTGCGGATCGGACTTCACGGTGAAACGGGCGCGGAGGGATACGGCACGGTTCTGTTCCAGCACCTGCCAAGGGAAGTATAAATCTGAACACGAGTCGGGAGAGAATAGCAAACTCCACGACCGGATCGAAACCGAGTGTACACAATGCGGCGACCCGATGAAAATCACCCACTCTACCGCCGAGCGGAACGAAAACACGTTCTGCTCAAAGTCGTGTTACTCCGAATGGATGTCGGAGAACCAACACGGGGAGGCACACCACCAGTACGATCGCGTCACTAAGCGGTGTGAACAATGCGGGGATGGGTTCGACGTAAGGCCGAGTGTTGCGGACCTCCGACGCCATTGTTCACAAGAGTGCGCGAGTGCGTGGCGGTCCGAAGCGTGGAACGGCGAAGACCACCCGTCGTACAACGGTGGGCACGAGGAGTACCGCGGTCCGAACTGGCAAGAGCAGCGGGAGAAGGCGCTCGAACGCGACGGCCACAAGTGCCGCCGGTGCGGGCGGGGCGAGAACGCGATCGGGAAGTCGCCGCACGTACACCACCGTCTCCCGATCCGGTTCTTCAAAGAGAAGTACGACGACGATCGGTGGTACGAACTCGGCAACGATCTTGAGAACCTGATTACGCTGTGTCCGCGGTGTCACCGACTCTTCGAGGTCCTGCCGGTTCAGCCAGAAGCGTAGTTCGGCGGATACACTTTTCACCCCGGCGCGCGAACCCGTAGACACACCACCGAGGTGAATGAACCCTCGTGAGTACATCCAACCCCGTTGTCGATGCTGAGGAAATAACCTCAGAAATCGTCAACAACCTGATCGCAGACGAGATACAGGCCTACGCCGACGACACGGCGACCGGCCTTGAAGACCCGCTGGTACCGCGTGACGCGGACCAAGCGCCGTTCGTCGTCACGTCGTACCCGAACCAACAGACCGTCGCGTACCCGCACGTCGTCGTTCAAGAGTCGAGTGTCGGCGCAGTGAGTTTCGACAACCGGCACGACCTCCACCAAGCGGACGTGTCGGTCCTGATTACCGTCGAGTCGCGAACCTCCACCGAGGAGTTCCAGATTAAGGACGGCGTTCGTGGGTGGGCGATCCGCTCGAAGCAGGACGACACGCTTCGGGAGGGTGGCTTTACCGACGGCGAGATCGACGGGTCGACGGCGGCGAACTGGGAAGCAAACCCGGAGACGACGAGCTGGCAAACGACTATTAGCGGCACGGTATACACGGCATGAACCACATGACACGATACCAATCCGAACCGGAGGCGAATCGATGAGCTACGACGAATACGCGATCGAGTGGTCCATGAACGGCACCACCATGCGCGTCGAAGCACCCACCCGCGAGACGGCCATGAAGATGTTCGACGACGTATCCGGCGCGAAGACGTGTTCGTGCGGGCCTGACGGCGCGTGTGACCGATGCGGCGGGAAGTCGGTTGAAGACCTACAGGCGCGGATCAACATCGTGGGGCCGCACGAATGAGCGCGAATAGGTACCTCCTCGGGTCTTCGGGCGTACTCCTGTACGCAGTCGAGACCACCCCGTACACCGAGGAAACGGACATCGCGAACTTCGACGAACTCGGGTACACCACCGAGGACTTCGAGCCGCCGAACGAGAACCCGCACACCCCGCTCCCGACGGGCGGCGTCGACGGGCCGTACATCAACAGCCCAGACCCGCGCGAACACGCGTTCGACCCGACGATCGTCCCCGTCGACGACCGCGTGCCGCTCGAACTCGCGTTCGGCAGTCGCACCGAGGACAACAACACGACGGACGGGTACTCGTACGCGCGCTTCACCGTGGATCGCCCGCTCCCCACCGCCACCCTGCTTCACCGACAGGAGGACGCCGACCTACAGGTGCCGTACATCGGCGCGAAGGCGAGCGTGTCCTTTTCGTGGTCACAGGGCGACCCGCTGAACGTCGACTTTTCGTTCACGGCCGCGCGACAGGGGACGCCGACGACCGCGGACGCCTACACGACCAATCTCCCGGCGGACACCCAACCGTTCCGGTCGGAGATGCAGGGTGTCGTCACCGTCGAAGACACGAACGGTCTCGTCAAAGAGATCGCGACGGTCACGGGTGGCGAACTCGGGATCGATAACGGCCTCGAAGTCAACCACCACGGTCGCAACGACACCAGCAACCCCGAAGGGCGGGAGGGGTACTCGGTGTCCGAGGAGACGAACGCCGAACGGTACACGGAGCAGACCCTCGAAGTGAAGCCCACCGATAAGGAGCTGTTCCTGCGCGCCGCCGAGAACGACCTCCCGATCAACTACGAGGTGCCGTTCGTCCGCGAAACGAGCGGCGGGGTCATCACGGACGGCCTCATCATCACCGGCACGGATACGCCGGTCGTCGATTTCCCGATGCCGTATCAGGCCGAGGGGAGTCTGGAGACGACCATGACACTCCAGCCGACGGACTTCGAGGTCGAGATCCGCGAGCCGCTTGAGTAATCATGAGTCAGACTGACACCACCGACGACATGGACGAGGAACCGCACAACGAGGACGCCACCCGCGAGGTATCTTTCGAGGAGGGGCGTCGCCAGACGCGGCAGTACGCCAACCTCACGCGGACGTACGTCGCGGAGCTACCCGACGGCGGGACATGGACCTTCGAGTACCAAATGCTCGACGACGAGGAGGCGCTCGTCGACGAACACACGACGGTCTCGAAGGGGCGGTCGGGTGTCGAAGAGGACACCGACTTCGAGGCGCTCCGCTTCGACGCGTTCTGTCAGGGCGTCGTCGATGCGCCCGAGGGCTTCCCGCTGTCGCCGACCAAGCTCAAGAACGAGGACGCGCTCATCAAGAAGATCGTGAAGGAGGTGGCGGACCAGATCATCGACTTCACGAGCGCGGACGACGAGACGATCCGCGAGTTTCGTTGAATATGGCTACGGCAACTCAGTCGAGTTCGACGACCGCTGGCAGGAACAAGTCGCCGTCCGAACACGGTGGTGGTCGGAGTTCGGCGGCGCGCCCGACCCGTACGACCTGCCGGCGAAGATCCGCGAGTCGCACCTCGCAATCCTCCGCGGACAGGACAAGAAGCGAGAGAAAGAACAGCGGAAGGCCAAACAGAAATCGCAGGGGTGACATCGATGGACGCCCGAACCCGTGACACAATCGCGTGGGGGCTGACGATCCTCGTCACGCTCCCCGTATCCGTCGCTGGGGCGTTCTACGTCGCGTCGATGTCGTGGCTCGCCTACGGCGTTCTCGGGATCGTCGTTGCCGGCGTCGCTGGGGCGCTCGCACTCGCCGCGCCGTACGCGACGTACGGACTGTACCAATGTCGGCAGGGTAACGAGGAGTTTTACGCATGAGTGTGCGCGAACTCGTCTTTAGTTACACGACTAAAGGAGCGAAACAAGCGGCGAGAGAGGATCAGCGGGTCCGTAGTTCCATCCGCGAGACGGGCCGGGCGGCGAATCGGCAGGCGGGGACGGTCCGCCGCTGGGCCGAGCGCAACCGGCAGGCCATCCAGACGATGGCGGCCAGCACGCTCGCGTTCGCGGGGGCAATCGCGTCGGCGTCGCCGACCCTTCGCGCCAACCTCGGCGGTGTCCGGGCGGGGGTGACGCTCCTCGCAGATCAGATCGTCCGCGACTTGCTCCCGTCGGGCAACTCGCTGGCAACGCTCGCGGTCGACATCGCGCGGAAGTTCACCCGACTCGACAAGGCGATCCGCCGCCCGATCAGCGCGATCGCCGCGGTCGCGACCGCGTTCTCAGTCGTCGCGCTGATCGCCGGGCCGATCGCCGCCGGCGTGAGTGCGATCTTCGGTGCGATGTCGACACTCGTCGGCGTTCTCGGGACGGTCGCCTCGGCGGTCGGGACGGCGGTCACGGCCCTCGCAACTATCCTCGGAGTATCGGCGGCAGTCGTCGCAGGCCTCGCCGCGCTCGTGGCCGCTGTCGCCGCACTCGCGATCGCGTTCATCGTCGACTTCCGCGGGATTCGCACCAAGACGATTCAGTTCCTCACGCAACTCCTCGCCGGGGCGCGCACCCGCCTCATGGCCTTGCTCGAAATCGCACGGAACGCCGCGCGGAGCGCTCGCGACGCGGCCGTTCGGTACTTCGGACAGCTCAAAGAGCGCGTTCTCTCGCTGCTGGACCTCGGGCGCGACCTCGCCCAGACGGGCAAGGAGTGGGTCGGTGGTCTCGTCCGGGGTGTCCGCGACCGGGCGAGCGACCTCGTCGCAGCGTTCCGCAGCATGGCGGCGCGTGTCGCTGGGGCGTTCCGCGACCGCTTCAACGCGCTCATCCCGTCGAGTATCTCGATCCCGAGCGTGACGATCGACATCCCGGACATCCTCGGCGGCAGTCGGTCCTTCGGCGGCGGGTCGCTGCGACTCCCCCAACTCGACACGGGCGGACGGATCGCCTCGGACGGCCTCGCGATGCTCCACGCGGGCGAGCGAATCATGCCCGCGGCGCAAGTTCGGGAGCGCGGTCCCCAGCCGACGGGTGATTCGGGGACGACGATCGAGGAGGTGAACATCACCGTTCAGGCGATGGGCGACGACCCCGTGGGGACGGGGCGGGGGATCGCCCGCGAGTTCGAGCGCGAACTCTCGGACCGGGGGGCCTGACGCGTGGCCGACCACACCGCGATCCGCCTTGAAACGCTCTCGGGTGACGTACTCGCGTACTTCGCTCCGAACGCCGAGACCACGCGGTCGTTCGACAACGACCTGACGGCGCAGGCGCTCCCCGAGCAGGACGCCTCGCCGCTCGTCTTGGACTTCGGTCAATGGACGGCCGAGATAACGCTACAGGGCTTTTTCGAGACGACTGAAAGCCTCCCGGACGCCCACGCGACCGCCGTCGAGACGCTCGTCGGGAAGTCGCCGGCGACGGCAAAGGACCAACTTAACTACCTCATTTCGAATACGGTGTTCGGCGGCGACGGCGGGCCGTACGCGCTGTACGACGAGGGCGACGAGTACACGGCGACGACGAACGCCGGCGTCGACGTGGCGAATGACATCTACCCGGCAGTCTCAATCGAGCAGATCCAACCGTCGGTGAACAGCGGCGAGACGCGACAGTCCTACACCGTCAAATTCCGGCCGGGGGTCGAAGGGTAATGCCCGACGCGTACCGCGTCCGCGACCCAGACACCGACGAGGTGTATGCGAATCTGACGAACGCGACTGTCGAGGACGCTGTCAACCGCTTCGCCCGCACGGCGAGCGCGTCGTTCGTCGACCGCGGTAGCGACCTCTTAGACGAGTTCACGGATTACACCCTCGTCGACATCGACCTCAAACCCGTAGGGTCGAACACGTGGACCCGCCGCTTCTCAGGGTTTGTCGCCGAGCAGGATTACGACAAGTCCGAAACGTCCATCGACCTGCTCTCACACGACCATTGGCTCAAACGCCGGAAGGTCGACCGCGAGTTCGTCAACATGGACGCGTCGGACATCGTGATCGAACTCATCGAGGACTTCACGCCGCTGACCGTCGCCTCCGCGGACGTGGACTTCATCGACGAACCCACCGACATCACCGAGCGGTACAAGGGCGTCACGCCGGCCGAGATTATCGCCGGACTCACGGAGTCGAGCGCGAACGAGCAATTCGGCGCGACGAACGACCGCGAGTTTTTCCTTCGAGAGTTCTCGGCGGGCGAGGGACCGTTCGACTTCACGCCGGGGCGCTACCTGAACACCGAGTGGGAGGACGACAACCGCTCGCAGATTAATCAGGTGCGCGTCAAGTACGGCGCGAACGGCAACGAGGAGGTGGTCGTCTCCGACAAGGCGGCACAGGCCTCCCTCGGCGAGTCCATCGGCAGCAACTCGGGCGTCATCCTCGAACAGTCGAAGACCTATGAGGGTATCCCCGCAGGCGAGCGGTCGACGGCACGCGCGAAGGCCGAAGCGATCCTCGAATGCGGCGAGCCAATCGCCATCGGCACGATTGAAACGTTCAACGTCGGCGCGCTCCGCCCCGGGCAAATCGTTCAGGTCATCGACCCGGACGCTGGCGTGGATGCGGAGTTCCGCGTCGCGGACGTACAACTCGACAGCACGGGGACTGATACGGTCCTTGTGGCCGAAAATCGCGAGGGCGTCATCGACAAGCTCGCGGACTTGAGTGAAGAGCAAGACCGGATCGAAGCCCGCGAAGGCGCGTTAGACCCTGATAATTCGGTAGAGTTCCTTACGTCGATGTTCGACTTCGAGGTGGACTGGAACGTCCGCCTGTTGGAGCGGCAGTATCTCGACCGGCAGTTGATCCTCGGGAGCGAGCGCCGCGACGCCACCGACACGCCGCTGTTCGCCCCGAGGGGTGGCGCGCTCGGGTTTTCGTTTCCGGTGCGGACGAGTGAGACGACGACGATCAACGCCGGCGAGACCCTGACCGTGGCGAGTGGCGAGACGCTCGAAACGGATCAGGTCGAACTCAACGGCGAACTCGCCTTAGAGGGCGAACTCGCGTTGCGCGACGTGCGACAGATACGCCCCACCGACGGCGGATTTATGGGGGATGGCTTCAAAACACAAACCGAGTTAGTCGACACCAGCACACCATGACACACGATACTCGACACACGACGGAGGAACCGATCGATGGCTGACGGTGAGATCAACCGGAACGGCGCGACGATCCGGATCGACGACAACGGCGGCGTTCAGGTCGAACCCGCACCGGGTCAAGAAATTGAGTATACCGGGACCGACCGCGGCACGGAGGCGATTCGGGATTCGGTCAGTACAGACGCTCTATCATCCGATATTCAAAGCGGCACGGATGTGTCGGACGGCCAGTTTGACACAACCTATCAAAATACAAGTGGGACTTTGCGCTTAGTCAATATCCGCGTCAGAAATACGTCAGGATCAACTGGGCTTATCGACATCCGGTTAGTCGCTGGAGACTCGCCGAGCGAGATGGGGTTTCGCGACTCGGTGAAAATAGAGGTTGGGGACCAGCGCGGCGCGTCAGTCGGGGCAATCGTCGCAGACACGCAGTATTACGAGCTCCAATCGTTCGCAATTGGGGAAATCATAACGTGGAACGAGGCTGATTGGAATGCGGATTGAACAACCTCACGGATACTTACGAGATAGCGACGGTCGTGTTGTGTTGCGATTCGCCAACTGGTCGGTGGGGACTCACCCCGTCCCGAACGACGTGGAGTCTGTTGACTATGTTGATGGCGCATCGGCTCATTCCGACCCCGTCGCGGATCGTTACAAAGCGTCCAAAGTTGAACGCGATTCTCGCAGGTGACCCACGCCGAACCGGCGTGAAATAAAACCGCGAAAAAATATATCCGTTCTGTTACGTCGGGTGGATCAAAACCAACTGCCGGGTGGTGTTCTCCCCGTCCACCCCCACACCTCTTTACCGCCCGCGTCCGAACACCGACCCACACACGCATGACACGCACACTTAACCAAGGACGCAACGCACTCACAGACGCGCTCGTCGACGGGCGACAGATCGACGTACTGGAGGTCGCGGTCGGCCGTGACGGCTCTCCGGTCGCGGAGTCCCAAACGGACCTCCAAGATGCGATCGCGGGCGCAGAGTACGCGACGAGTAACCGCCGCCGGGCGACGGGCACGGGCCGGTACGACGCCTCAATCCCGGAGTCGTCAGTCGCGGACGGCGAGACCCTGCGCGAACTCGTCGTGCGGATCGGCGACGGCAACGGCGGTACCGAATCAATCGCGCGCATTCCCTTCGCAGAGACAGACAAAGTCTCGGGCAGCGAACTCGTGATCGAAACAACCAGCGAAGTTGTCAACCCCTAATCATGCGTAGGTATATCGCCAATGACAGGAGAATCGCGAACGAGGTCACCGCCGCAAACGTCGACGCCCCCGAACGCGCGACGTACGTCGTCGAAGGCACGAACCCCACCTCACCGACGGACCTTGAAGTCGGGTGTGACGCGGGCACGGTCGTAGTCGACGGCAGCGAGGTGAGCGTAAGCGCGCAGACGGCGAGCGTGAGCGACATCTCCGGGCAAGTGACCGAGACGGCGTATCGCTATCACACGCTCAGCGTGGACGCCACGGGGACGCTTGTGGTGCGGTCCTCGCCGGTGGGGGAGTTCGACGCCAACGACCCCGACGCCGAGCCGATCACGCAAGTGACCGAGCCGTCACACGGGACGGGCGAGGTCTTCATCGGGACGGCGTTTCAGGTCGGAGCTGCGGTCGAGCGGGTGTTCGACGGGCGGTACGTGCTGGATGGGGTGCCGAATAGTGTGATCACACAAGGCGAGGGGAGTGGGTTGGATGCGGATACGGTGCGCGGAAACGTGGCGTGGACGGACGCGAACGACGGCGAAGGGTCGGGACTTGATGCCGACTTAGTGCGGGGTGAAAACCCGGTTGAGACGGTCAACGGCGCGCGCGGCGACGTGACGGTGTCGCTCACGCATCAGTTTACGTCAGACACATTCAGCGACTCCGAGACGGTGAATCAGGGCACCCCCACAGTCAGCGGGTCTGCGTCTTTCACACCGCCCGAAAACCGCGTGGTGGTTATTCGGGATTACACGGGGACGGCCACGGCGGAGTCGCTTGGTGGAGGCGATTCGGGAGATAGCTTCTCCGCATCGGTTTCCCTCTCGATCGATGGTGTCGAACAAAACTCGGTTTCGGAACAAGATAGTTCAGACACAACGGTAACACTAAGCGAGACGGAACCGGCGTACGTGATCAACGGCGGCGAAGATGTTGTGCTTAGCGGAGAGGCAGATGTTATCGATTCGAACCTCTCAGCCGATTATCGGGCGTCGGTGGACCTCGAATTGAACGTCCAACTCCTTGACGTGGTAGCCTAAGACGGCGACCACTTCCGCCGTTTCGTACACTTTCACCCCGGCATCTCCCCACTTCTTTACCCCCGTAGCCCCTACTCAAAATCGCATGACGAAAGTCACGCGACGGACAGTGGCGGCATCGTTTGGCGCACTCGTGGTCGGCACGGGCGCGCTCGCAACCACCACCGAGCAGGCGTCGGGTGAGACGCTCACCGTCGAGGGCCTTACCGTCGACGACGTAGAACACGACTCGCCGGACGGCATGGTCTCGGACGTGATCGCCGAGGTCACCGCGGAGTACGCGCTCGAAGCGACGACCGACGTGGCGACGATCGAGTTCACGCTCCGCGCCGGACGTGACGATCCGGACTCGGACACCACCGAGATTGCCACCGAGTCGGCGACGCCCGACGCCCGCGATACCACCGGCAACGTCGACCTGTCGGGGCCGATCACCTACGCGTCGGCGTTCCAGATCGCGGACTTCCGGCCGTCAGACGCGGGCGAGGAGGTCGTGATTCCGGTGCGCGTCCAGCTCGTCGCTGACGCGATCGACGCCGCGGGCGCAACGCTCGCCGAAGACATGGCCGAAGATACTGCCGAGGTGACGGTGCGACAGAAGGAGGACGTGCTTACCTTCGAGGTCGGCGGGAGCGGGACGATCGAAATCGAAGAGTAGCGCCGTTCAGTTCTGAACCGCCTTCCACGCCTTTTCGCCGAAGATCGTGAACGCCGCCCCGCCGATAATCGCAAGTTTGAGTTCGCGCGGGAGCGCCCAGACGCCGTAGGCGTCGAGTCCGAGACTCCCGAGGAGGATGACGACGCCGACGATCAGGGTGACACTATCCGACAGATCGAACTTTCCGGGCGTCCGTTCGTCGACGGGGTCCGTAGGCATACCTGCGGGTTCGGACGGGACACACTTAGCGTTAGGGGCGTCGAAAACAACCGTGCCGGGATGGGGCCGAACACCGACCCGCCCGGCGTGACGTACGTCCCCTACCCGAGGACGCAGACGAACAACCGTGAACTGATATGACCGAGTCGGACCGCCCGCGTGGGTCTGTGCCGAGAGGCGACTTCTTCGCGCGTCGGCCCGCGCCCGTCTGAATCGGGCGGTCCCGTACGTGAAGCTACTCCCGCTCCGGGGGAAGTGTGACGGTGCGTCTGTGGGCGCGGTCGTGTGTCGGTGCGGGATCGCGTGCCTCTGACAGCGTATGATCCCCGCAGCGACGTGTACGCGCGGTGTCGGCAAAAAGGTACGGGACTACCTAACGAGGTCGCGCACGGTCTCGTCGGCGCGGCCGGGGACGTACGTCGTGCCGTCGCCCCACTCCGGCCCCCACGACGGCGAGAGGTGTTCGCGAGCACGGGCGTACGCCTCGCCCCACGACTCGTCAGCGACGGGTCGGAGATCGGGTCGGTACTCGTAGTGCGACCACAACTCGACGCCGTCCGCGACGCTCCACGCGTGTACATGGAATTGCCGTGTTGGGTGGTCCGGATCGACGCGCCGAAGCGAGTAGTCGTGAACGCGATCGTCGCCGGGGCGTGTCTTCGCGGCCTCCAGCGGGATCGGGCCTAATCGTGGTGGCGTCTCATATCCGGCCTCTCGAAGCGTTCGTACGACACCGCCCGCGGGTGCGACGCCGATCCGTTCAGCACGCGAGAGACTATACGCGTAGTACAACCGATCGCCCGTCAGCCGGCGGAGCAGCGGATCGAGTCGCTGGCGCGTCTCGGGGCTAATCATTCTGCCCACCGTCGCCGTCCACCGCGGCGTCCGTCTTACGGATGTCGTCGGGTTTGACACCCATCTTTTTCGAGAGCCATGCGAGGCCGAGTCGCGAGAGGGCGGCGGCGTCCGTCGCGGCAAGGACCACCGCCCCGGCGACGATCGCGGCGAGTTGATACAACTGGAGTTCGATCGCGCTCATAGACGGGCGTTCGGACGGCGAGGGCAAAAAGGTAGGCCGACGTTACCGCTCGAAGTCGCCGAGTCCGCGCTGCGGCGTGTCGACCGCGTCGACGCCCTCGGCGAGGACGAACGCCTCGGACGCGCTCTTCGGGACGTAATCGCTATTCCCGAGTTCGGGCTGGTTGACTTGGTAGGCCTTTTCGGAGTAGTTCTCCACCTCGCCGACGAACACCTGCGGGTGGTTCTCTGTGGGCGATAAGGCCTTCGAGTCCGAGAGCCACGACTGTAACCAGACGACGCCGGGTGCGCCTTCCGACAGGAGCGTGGCGACGGCCTCGCGGTCGCGGCCGGGGATCGCTTCGAGGTCGGCGGCCGTCTCGACTTCGGTGATGCTCATGTCGCTAACACCGTGAGAAACCCACCCTGCGGCGTCACGTCCGCGACGCCCAGATCGTGGTCGTACAACTCCTTCAGAACCCCCGGCGGGACGCGCACCACGTCACGCTCCAGCACGAGTCGGAGCGTCCGGCGGCCCCCACACCGCTTGTCCTCGTGGATGATCGCGGCGTCGACGACGGTAGGCGACTCTCGAAGCGTCTCGGCGGCGTCCTCGACGAGCGGCAGCGCGGGTGCGTCCGTAGTGGTCACGCGAACCACCCCGACGGCGTCGCGTCTCGAAGGCACATCCGGCACCGCGTCGCACACGCGCCCGGCACCGTCTCGCAGGTTCCACAGATGAGGCAGGTCATTCCCGATCGGCCTCCGGTTCGCCGGGCTGGATACCCCGCACGAACTTCGAGACGCCCTCGCTTTCGAGCGCGGCGAGCGTGTCCGCCATGCGCGCGGCCGTCTCCTCGGGATCGTCGCCTTTGATCTTCACCGAGAGTTTGTCCTCGTCGCGGTTGCCGGTGCCGCGCTTCACGTTCGTCTTGAGTACGATTTTGTCTGCCGATTCGCTGATTGTTCGCCGTGTCGTTGTGTCGTCGTCGGTCATAGTCGGTTTGTGGCTGTTTCCGCGGGGTGCCACCCTCACGCACGCCCCGAGGGCTTGAACTCGGGTGCCCGGCCTGCCGGACGTGCTTACTGCGTCCGCGCGGAAACGGTCAGGCCCGCCCGCGACAGTCGCTCCGCGCGTTCGGTGTCGAACACCGGGTACGTCACGCCGCGTTCGTCGCGGACGGTGTAGACGGCCGTCGGCGCGTTCATCGGCGATCACTCCGTTCGGCGTCGCGAGCGTCCGCGCGGCGCTTCTCGTACGTCACGTCACACGACGGCGAGCAGAACCGCCCGGAGCGGTACGTCGTGTCGGTGTCGGCGGTTCCGGGTTCGTTCTCGCAGCCGAGCATCCGGCAGGTGTCGTTCATGCCGGGACCTCCACGTCGTCGGCGAGGTCGTACGCTTCGAGCGCGGCGACCACGTCCGCCTCGGCCAGCTCCCACTCGGTGAGCAGGTGGTCGTAGTTGTCGAGCAACCACGCTTCGACGTACGCCGTCACCGCCTTGTCCGCGCTGTTCCACGCCCCAAATGTCTCCTGTTCGGCGGCGTCGGGCGCGTTCTCGTGCGCGTAGTCGGCGGCGAAGCGGAGTTGCGCGAGGTTCTTGTAGCCCTCATCTTGCGAGAGCGGTTCGTACACGGGGTACGGCAGGCGGTCGTCTTCGGGGCCGTACGGCTTGCCGCCGGCGTAGGCGAGACGCTTCTGAACGCTCATGCGTCCACCCCGCTCGCGGTTTCGACCGAGTCCGCGGACACGTCGACGACTGCCGAAAACACGTCGAAGTCCGGCAGGCGGTCGGGGTCGTACACGGACAGCGTCGCGTCGTGGATTACGGTGCGGGGCGTCACGTCGTCGGGTTCGGTGTCGTCGGTCATGGTCGTGGTGTGCCGGTGTTCGTCCCCGGCTACACTCATACGTCTATTCGCTACCCTATTAAGTGTTTCCCATATGTGTCTAATGCTTCACACCGGAGGAATTATATGCGGTGCTTGTGTACGTACACCTGATGTCTGAAACGGCAACGACAACGGTGACGATCGACGAACAGGGGCGCTTGTACCTCCCGAAGGCCGTGCGAAAGAAGCTCGGGATCGAAGGCGACGAGACGCTTGCGGAGATTGAGGTGCGGGTCGATGAGTAAGACGTGCCCCGAGTGTTCGCTCCGTGACGCGCCGTCGTGGGAAGTTGACGGCGACGACGATCTCGCGGCGATCTTGTCGCACTACCTGCTTGAACACCCCGAGTCCGATCGGTTGTCAGACGTGATCGGTGGGTCATACGTCGCGCAAGTGTGCGACGACTGTCAGTCCGGGTTCTGGGCCGTCGCAAGCGTCGGGCAGAGCGGCGACCGCGGCGAGATAACTACCGAAGTGTACTGCCCCGACTGCGACGGTGAGGGTGTTCGGCAGTTGATCGTCCGAACTGTACCACCCGCGGAGTACGTCGCACACTACGGCGAGCCGTTCGACGACGATCTTAACGAGGTGTTGAGCGCATGACCCGCTCGCGCGTCCTCTTCGAGATCCCTGCCACGGGCGGGCGCGTCGCCGCGCACCCCGAGGAGGCAACGCGGACCGTCGATGGTAGGGCGTACGTCTTTGCGCGCCGGCACGACACCGGCGAGATTACGCGGGCGTTTGAGACGGGTGAGCTGGCATGAGTGTCCCGAGTCCGCCCGACCACCAGAATCGCTTTGTCGAGCCGGCCGTCGAGCGCGTCGTCCCCGACTCGTTCCAGCGCGACTTCTGGGTGCCGTATCTGCGCGACTGCCGGGGCTTCGACGCCGACGAGCTGGCCGAGCGGTCGGACGCGTGGGTGTGGGCGCGAACGCGGGAGGTGACGGCATGAGCGATGTACTTGACGCGACAACGGGGGGTAAGCATATTTGGCACGGCGGCTCAAAAGACGCCGATCGTGTTGTCTTTGCGGACCGGCGGGCCGTCCCGAAGAACGAGCTCGACGAACAGCCGAACTGGAGCGTCGCCCCGGACGTACAAGCCGACTACCGCGAGCTCCCGTTTCAGTCCGCGTCGTTTGACCTCGTCTGTTTCGACCCGCCGCACCGCGTGAGCGACGGCGGGATGGAAACGATCAGCGGGATTATCGAGATGAAGTACGGCGCGCTCCACGCCGAAACGTGGCAGGCCGACCTTCGGGCGGCGTTCGACGAGCTCTGGCGCGTGCTACGGCCGGGCGGGACGCTCACCATGAAGTGGAACGACGCCATGCGCGAGAGCGGCAACGTGCTTGAACAGCTCCCCGAGACGCCGTTGTACGGGACGAACACCGCAAAGACCGACACCGAGACGAAATGGTGGGTCTTCCACAAGGAGCGAGAATGAGCCTCGGTCCAACACAAGCTCACGAACGAATCGACGAGCTCGGCCTGCTCGACGCCTCGCGGAACCCCGGCACCTATGCCCTACAGGTCGCCGCCCCCGACGGCGTCGAGGCCGTCCAACGCCAGTACCTCACCGCGAAGGGCCACCCGCTGGATGACGGCATGGCTGAGCGGCTCGCCGCCTGCGACACCGTGTTGTACGTCGGCCGCTCGGGCGACGTGTACGACCGCATCATGGACCACGTCGACGGCGAGGTCCGGCGGGCGTCCCTACTCGAAGCGTTCGATCCCGTCGACGTGCGCGGGGTGTGGCCCGACGACGACAACACGGACGTAGCCGAACGCCGGCGGGCGCAGGCGCTCGCGGGACCGGCGACGGCGGTGTGGTCGGACGGAACGGTCTTCTAAGTGTTCTGGTAGTTTTTGGGTAAGAAGTCTGGTAGTTCGGAACGTTTATACTGACGGGCGATAGACTACCTAGTAAGCGACGAGACGAACGCACCAAAAGCCGCGTGGTGGTACACACGTCTTTTGGTTCCGTTCCGGGTTAAGACTACCGGTCACGGGAGCGTCCGTCGTGGATCACCGACACGACATGAGCGAAAACGAAACAAAATCGATCTGCCCCGGCGGCGTCGATGTACAGATCACGCACGCCGATATGGTCGTATTGGACTTTGACCACCCCGACGCGCCCCCGATCGTCTTGCCGAAAGCAGGGGCGGAACGCGTCGGGAGTCACCTGAATAGTGCGGCGGGGAAGATAGCCTGCCGAAGCGAGGTGGACGATGAGTAGTGACATTTTTGCTGGCGTTTTTTCTTTTTTCGCCCCGACGACGGCGGTAGGGGCAGGGGAAACGCCACACCCGCGAGAGAGCCGCTACCTCCCGTATTGTCATGACACCACGGCGGATTTGTTCATCACCCGGCCATACACACACTACAACTACTGTCACTTAGTTGTATGTTGTATGCGCCGGGCGGTTGGAACAAACCCGTTAGTGACACTAACTCGGGGTGGGGCATGAGCGGTGGATCGACCCAGCGACCGCCGCCGGTTGATGAGGCGCTCCTTGACCGGTTCAAGGCCGACGTGAAACAGCGGCACGGTCGCCTCCGTGGAAACTACAGTAGCGAGCTTGAGAACGCGCTTGAGGCGTATCTTGACGCTTCTGACGGTGGGGACGTGAACGACCGCCTCGCCTGGTTGGAGAGCGAAGTCGAGACCATCCGCGACGCCGTGGTCTCTGACGGCGGTGACAAAAAGAAAAAAGATTCTGCCGGTAGTGTCACTAAGCGACGCCTCCGGCAGATCCGCGCCACGATCGAAGACGAGACTGCGGGTTCTCCGAAGGTCCACGAGCAAGTAGTTGAAATGGCGATCCGTGAGCACGCGGGGAGTAGCGATCCGACACTCCGGCAGTACAAGCGGATGCTCCGGGACGAGCGTGACCTGTTCCCCCATCCGACGAAAGAGAGCCTCTACTTTAGCGACCCAACGGAGTACGTCCTTGCCGTAAACGCCATGGCGAAGGGGTCGAAACTTCAACAAGACGAGTACGACGAGATACTCGACCGCTACGGCGAGGAGTGGTGGCTCGCACAACAAGAGAACGACGACGAACCTACTGGATTCCAATAACCATGACCCAAGAGACACCTGCCCGACCGCCGATCCGCCGCACCGTCCGCAACTTCTTGCTCGACTACCACCGCGTTGTCGACGATCTGCTCGTCGCCGCCGTCCATGCCGAGACGGGGGCGGGGACACTCGCGATCCGCGCGACCGTGAAGCGAATGGAACAGCACGGGGAGATATACAACGCCGCGGGGGACGCGGACGCGCCCGAATGGAAGGTGACGCGGGCATGAGCGACGAACACACCCCGCGCGTGCTTGTCGAGTACACTTGTTACGAGACGCGCGACGCCGAGACAATCGACCACGTCGCGTATGAAGCGGTTCAACCGCAGGGCGTACTGTCGAACGGGCCGGGGTACGAACGCCGAACGATTGGCGTCGCGACGTTCGACCCGTACACGACCATCGGCAGGCTCACCGATCCCAGCGCGTTCGTGGCAAGGGTCGAAGAGAAATCTAACACAATCGCGTGGATCGACAGGCCAGAGGGAGAACTATGAACAGCACCACCCCCGACACCAAACGCGAGGCGTACAAGCACGTCAAAGCGTCCGGCGAGGACGTGTCCCTCCGCAAGAAGGTGGCCGCGTCGATCGCGGAGGAACCGGCGACCACCTCAGAGATTTCCGATCGCTTCCCGGAACACTCCTCGAACGCACTCCGCCCGCGGGTCGATGAGCTTCGCCGGATGGGGTGTGTCGAACGGTCGGGCAAGCGCACGAACCCGAGCGGCCACGACGCGTACCTCCATCACCTTACGACGACGGGCGAGCGCTACCTTCGCGGCGAGGTCGATCCCGATCCCGGGCCGACACTCTCCGAGCTGAAAACCGAGGTCGTCGACGCCGCCCGCGCGGTCGTCCATGACGACGCGCCGATCGACGCGCTTGAAACGGTCGTACAGAACCACGACGCCGAGAAGCTCGCCCGCGATCCGGACTGGAACCCACCGTACGACATGACCGACGACGAACCCGAGACGGACGAACTTACCGACAAGCAACGCGAGCAGATCGAATCCGACCCGGTGCTTGAAGTATCGGACTTCATCGACGAGAGCGAGTCATGAACCACCGCCGCCCACCCGCAGGCATCTTCGCCCGCGAGACGCGCGACACGTCCGACGAGTACGCCGAACACCGTATCAAGAACACCGACGATCCCGACTACCTCACCGCCATGATCGAAGCCGAAGCCGCACGCGACGAGCCGCGACAGTACCGCATCGGGTGGATGAACCAGCGACTACAAGAGGTCCGCGAATGAACACACCCCGACAGACGGACCGAAGCGACCACCTCGACGCGACGGACCTCCTTGACGAACACGGGAAGGTCGACCTCTCGAAGGTGCGCTCGCGCGCGAACGCCGCGAACGGCGCGACCGTCCATATCGACGCCGAGCGCTGTGCCGAGTTGCGCGAGCATCTGGCTGAGACGCGCCACGCTGGCAAGACGGCTGCGGCGTTCGACCACGGCGAGACGGCGGTGCGCCGGCACGTCAAAGGCGAGTGTCACCACGACGAGCGGGCGGTCGACGCCCCGCCGTTGACGTTCACCCGCGGTGTCGGGTGGGAGGTCCGCGAATGACCACCGACCCGTGGCGCTACCGCTGTCCCGAAGGCCACACCTCGATCACCACCCGCACCGAGGGCTACTACTGCCAGACGTGCGGGGCCTACTACGACGGCGAGCCCGTCGACGCGAAGGCCGACAACGCTCCCGAGACGGACGGCGGGCGGACGACGCCGCACGCGTTGACCGCGGTTCGCCGCCTCTGGCAGGTGACGGGCGACACCGACACCACGGCGCGCGCTCGCCACGTCTCGGACCGCTCCGGGGCGTTCACTCACGCGCTTCACGCCGCCGAAGAGCGCGGGCTTGTCGAGCGCGTCACGCCCGAAAGTAATGCCCCGGATCGGTGGCGCGTCACCGAAGACGCCCGCTGGTTGGTGGCGTCGCCCGAGCGGGGTGACGCATGACCGACTGGAAGGATCGCCACCGCGAGCGCAAAGAAGCGTCCGGCCTGTCGTGGAACGAGTACGTCAACCAGCGCCTCGTCCACGTCGACGACATCCCCGAGTCGGAGCTTGCCGAGATCCGCGAGCATCTGGAAGCCGTCCGCAACGAGTATCGGGACATGAAACGGGAGGTCTTTGAGTTGAAGACCATGCTCGAAAGCGAGGAGTTCGACCCATGAGCGACCTCCCGACCGAGAAGTTCGACGTGATATACGCCGACCCGCCGTGGTCATACCGCGACGACGGCAACCCACGCGGCGGCGTCGCGAAGCACTACGATACCATGAGTCTCGACGACATCAAGGCGCTCGACGTACCCGCCGCCGAGGACGCGATCCTGTACATGTGGGGAACCGTCACCCACGTCCCAGAAGCCATCGACGTGATTCGAGCGTGGGGCTTCGAGCATAAGTCACAGGCTGTTTGGGACAAGGTACACATGGGGTCGGGGTCGTGGTTCCGCGGGCAGCACGAACTCCTGTACGTCGCCGTCCGCGGCAACCCGTCGCCGCCAGCACAGGAGAACCGCCGCGAGTCGGTGTTTCGGACGCCTCGAACCGAACACTCGTCGAAGCCCGAAGCCGTCCGTACCCACATCGAGGAGGCCCACCCCGACGCACGGAAGCTGGAGATGTTCGCGCGAGACGGGAAGGTCGGCTGGGAGTTGTGGGGCGACGAGTCGCCGGACTCGAAACAAGCGACGCTCGGAGGCCAGCCATGAAGGGCCGCCCCGCCGCCGAGACCGACGCCACCAAGGGCAGTTGCGCCCGCGCGCTCGCCCAACGCGCCGTCGGTGTCGTCGACACCCGCACCCGCCGCGGCGACCCGTTCGCGTCGCGCTCGGGCGTCGGCATCACCCTCGCGTACACTCGGAGCCGTGACCCGAATACGACGCCGTCGACCGCGATCGATCACGCCTGCTCGCTCAACGAGTTGGTGGTCCTGCCGCGCCCGCGGAGTGGCGAGTCGTGTCTCACGGTTCGAGACGCCCGCCGGATCGCCGCGTGTCTCGCACGGTATCGCGAGGCCTGCGAGACGCAAAACGCCGGGGCGTGTCTCAAGTTGTTAGAGGAGGGCTTACCGACGGTGTTGGAGAAGGAGTACGTGCGGGGGCCGTAGGGCGCACCCGTACGCTTACAGTATCCCGTTCCGTACGGGCAGGCATGGAAACGTTAGACGAACTCCCCCAACCAGCGTACGAGGGGACGGTGGCGACCGACGCGTTAGAGACGGATGGGGACAACCCCAACGAGATGAGCGACGAGCAGTTCGGCTTGCTCAAAGACCGGATGCGTCAAAATGGCTGGCTCGGCGGGCCGATCGTCACGAACACGGACGGGCTTATCGCAGACGGCGAACACCGCTGGCGGGCCGCCGACGCGATCGGGTTAGAGGAGGTGCCTGTCCGGCAGTACGACATCGACGACGCCACTCGACGCCTCTGGCGGCAGGAACTCAACAAGATCCACGGCGAACACGACACTAAGCGGGACGCCTTGGAGTACGATTACCTCCTCGACGCCGGGAAGGCCGACGAGGTTCACGAACTGACGCAAGCGGCGGACGAGGACTTAGACGAGTTGCTCGCGGAGATCAAACTCGAAACGTCGGCATCTCCCGCGTATGAGTATGACCCTGACCACAACGTCTATTTCGAGGACTGCGTCGAAGGGATGCGCGAGCGACTGGACGACGACTCGGTGGACTGCGTAATCACGGATCCGCCGTATGGGGTGGATTGGGACACTAACTCACGGGACAAAGAGAAAGACCTCCCCGGCACCGTTGCCAACGACGGCGACATTGACGAGGCGATTGAACTGTGGGACGCCGTTATAGGTGAACTCCGACGCGTGCTTACGGACGACGGTCACCTCTACGCCTTCGCGGATTGGCGTACCGAACACGCCTTCCGCACGGTGTTAGAAAACTACGGCTTTGACATCCGAAACGTCCTTGTATGGGACAAAGGGAGCATGGGCCTCGGAGGAGTCGATACCGTTAATTACCGAACGCAGTACGAACTTTGTATTTTCGCCACGCTGGATAACCCGCGAATGCTCGAGGATCGAGGCCCGGACGTACACGAACACGAACGCATCGACACCGACAGGCAGGCGCACCCGACAGAAAAGCCCGTGGGGCTTGTGGCTCGGTATGTGAACAACTCCACGCGCGAGGGTGACCGTATCCTCGATCCGTTTATGGGAAGCGGGACCACCGCCGTCGCCGCTATCCAGAACGACCGCGAGTATGTCGGCTTCGAGGTGGACGCAGAGAACTACCGGGACGTGATCGAGCGCCGGATCGGCGAGGCGAAGCGCCAACGTGAGGCCGGGGTGAACGCGG